CCCAGCCGCAGCAGGGCGTAAACAGGAATCCGCTTGCCGACGTGCGTTACGGCAAGCAGGACGATGCGTCAGACGCCGGGACGCAGCCAGCAGCGAAAGCTGCAGAACCCAGTGACAGGGACGCACAGTTCGAGGCGCTCATCAAGGGTGAGTACAAGGACCTGTATGACAAGAGAATGCAGGATACCATCCAGAAGAGGCTGAAGGGATCTGCGGAGACGGTACAGAAGTACCAGGCACTCTCCCCGGTTCTGGAAATGCTCGGGGCCAAGTACGGAGTCGATGCATCGGATGCAGAGGCGCTCAGCAAGGCCATCGAGGAAGACAACAGCTTCTACGAGGATGAGGCCATCGAACGCGGCATGAGCGTGGAGCAGCTGAAGGAAATCAAGAAGATGGAGCGCGAGAACGCGCAGCTCAAGGCCCAGATGGAACAGGAGAAGACGCAGCAGCAGGTGGACCAGATCCTTCTGAAGTGGAAGGAACAGTCCGAATCGCTGAAGGCAGTCTATCCTGACTTCGACTTTGACCAGGAGATGCAGACGAATGAGGAATTCTCCAGGCTCCTGCAGTCGAACATCGACGTGCGCACGGCCTATGAGGTCACCCATCTGAATGACATCATGCCGGCAGCCATGAACTTCACCGCGAAGAAAATCACCGAGAAGGTGGCCAACAGCGTGAAGGCCGGCCAGAAGAGACCGGCGGAAGGCGCAATGGGCAACCGCAGTCCTGTCACCGTCAAGAGCGATGTGTCACAGCTCACCAGGGAAGACATGAGGGAAATTTTCCGTCGTGTCGAAAAAGGGGAGAAGATCCGGTTTTGACGAGCGGAATCTCCCCTGATTACAAGGAGGAGATTAAATATGTTTGGCAAAGTCATTAACTTTATCCAGATGTTCGCAGTGCAGACCACACTGCTGAACACAACGGGGAACGATCTGTCCCCCGAAATGAAGACCTTCTACGACAAGGCTCTTCTTTATGCAGCTCAGCCGCACCTGGTGCATCACCAGTTCGGCCAGAGGCGCCCGATCCCGAAGAATGGTGGTAAGACCATCGAGTTCCGTAAGTTCACCCCGCTGGGCAAGGCTCTCACGCCTCTGACCGAAGGTGTCACTCCTGCCGGCAACCAGCTTGACGTTACCGCACTCACGGCAACCGTGAGCCAGTACGGCGACTTCATCAAGCTCTCTGACCTGCTTGAGCTGACCACCATCGACAATGTTGTCGTTGAGACCACCAGACTCCTGGGCGATCAGGCCGGCATTACGATGGACACCGTCGTCCGTGATGCGCTGGTGCAGGGCACCAACGTCATGTATGCCCCGAAGATTGACGCCTCAACCGGCGCAGAGACTGCGGTCTCCGTGAGAACCGGCCTGGATGCCACCGCAGTCCTGACTGTGGACCTCCTGGAGCAGGGCGTCGCAAACCTTCGTGCACACAATGTCCCGACCTTTGACGACGGATACTATCACGCCATCGTGCACCCCTACACCGTATACACCCTGCGCAGAGATCCTGACTGGCTGGCTCCGCACCGCGAAGTCGACACCAGCGAGCTCTACAACGGTGAGATCGGCGAGCTTGCCGGCGTGAAGTTCTTCCAGAGCACCGAGGCCAAGATCTGGTCCGGCACCGGCTGCCCGACTGGCCTGGCCGTATTCGGCACCCTGCTCTTCGGCCGTGATGCTTACGGCGTTACCGACGTCGAAGGTGCAGGTCTCGAGACCATCGTGAAGCAGAAAGGCTCCGGCGGCACGGAAGACCCGCTGAACCAGCGCAGCTCTGTAGGCTGGAAGGCTCTCGAAGTTGCTGAGATCCTGATGCAGCCCTACATGATCCGCATCGAGCACTGCAACAAGCGTTACAGTGCGACCGCAACCGCAAACTGAGCGGTAGCCAACCGAGGGGAGGAAGGCACGTCCTTCCTTCCCTGACCAGAACGGAGGAAAAGAATGGCGACTAAGAAACAGGCAGATACTGAAAAGACCTGGACGGAAGAGGAAGCCTGGGAGCTTGTGACCGTCCGTTTACCGATTATCCCCGGTGCTGAGAAGCAGGAGGCACAGTTCGTTGCCGTGAATGGCCACGAATGGGTCGTGCCCAGAGGGGTTGAGTTCGAGATTCCGCGCTGCGCGGCGCTCGTGCTGCAGCACTCCGAAGAGGAGATGCTCCGAGCGATGAATTACACGCTTGAGGCGCCTTACCGCAGAGAGAAGTGAGAATAACAGGGAGCGCCAGACGGTGCTCCCTGTTGCCATAAGGGGGCCAATATGAGAGTAATCGACGCAATCAATGAAGTAGACAAGCTGAAGCCCAACATGTATGAGCTTCCAGAGAAAATAAAGTGGCTGAGCCGGCTGGACGTGAGGATCTTCCAGGAGGTTCTGCTGAAGTACGAGCTGAGCGCCGAGGAAATGGCACCGTTTCTGGTGGAGACGGAAGAGAGCGAGACGGACGAGCAGGAGCAATGGGAGGCAGAACTGGCACTGGAGCTGGAGCATCGTCCGGTGAAGAAGCGGCCGCAGCTGAAGTTTGAAGGCTATACCCAGGACGATTCCGAGGCGGAGCTGATCGTCGGCAAGCCATACGACGAGATGTATGTGCACTGGCTGGCAGCGCAGGTGGACTGGTACAACATGGAGTACGAGAGCTTCAACAACGACAACGCCATGTTCGAGGCAGTGTATGCGAGGTTCTGGAATGCCTTCAACAGCACGCACCGGGCCTATGGTGCGAGAAAGATCTATTACTGAGGTGGGCTGTGTACTATCCGAGTGTAAACAAGCACAAGACGACAAGGATCGTGACGGATACTTTTGCCGGATACAACCACGCTTTGAAGATCCAGGACGGGGAATGGTACGACACCAGGAACCTGACGACGCTGCGGTACCCGATGTTCTCACCGAGGCCGAAGCGGGGCGTGCTGGACCGGACATTTACGAACCTGCAGGCGATCATCGCGAAGGATGCGCTCTACTGGGTGGACAACGGCACGATGTATGCAAATGGGTATGCGACTGGCCTCACCGGTCTGCAGACAGCACAGCCGACGCAGCTGGTCAACATGGGGGCCTACATCTGTGTATTCCCGGATAAGAAGTACATCAACACGATGGACCTGACGGACTTCGGCAGCATGGGCGCAGACTGGAGCTATACAGGACGCGTCAGCTACAGCATGTGCCGGCTGGACGGGACGGTGTACGACAACGTCACGAAGAGCAGCAGCGAGCCGGCGAACCCGGTGAACGGCGCCGTGTGGATCGACACGGCGAGCGGGACCGTCAAGGAATACGCTGTGTACACGCAGACCTGGACCGTGATTGAGACGGTTTACACGCGGGTGGACTTCACGAGCAGCGGGCAGGTGAGTGCGAACTTCAAGGAGCATGACGGGGTGCAGATCTCCGGCATGTACGAGGATGAGAGCAGCGACCTGAACGGCAGCAAGATTCTGTATGCCGTGGGGCAGGAGAATGATCGGGACTTCATCGTGATTATCGGAATCCAGGAGACGCCGATTACCGTGGAGAACGCGAACATCCGGATCCAGCGCAAGGTGCCGGACATGGACTATGTCTGGGAGGCGCAGAACCGGCTGTGGGGCTGCTTCTACGGAAACGACGGGACGCAGAACCTGAACGAGGTGTACTGCAGTGCGCTGGGTGACTTCAAGAACTGGGAGCAGTACCTGGGCGTTTCCACAGACTCCTGGCGGGCATCACGAGGATCCGATGGGCCGTGGACCGGGTGCATCAATTACCTGGGCTCGCCGACCTTCTTCAAGGAGAACATCATCCATCCAGGCGCCGTATCGAGTGTGGGAGCGCATCAGCTCAGCGATCTGCCGGCACGAGGCGTGCAGCAGGGCAGTCACAAGTCCCTGGCTGTGGTGGGCGAGACGCTGTACTACAAATCCAGGACCGGTGTGATGGCCTACCAGGGCGGCATCCCGATGGATGTGTCCGAGGCACTGGGAGAGGAGAAATACTACGACGCAGTGGCCGGCGCCTTTGGCGACCGGTATTACATCAGCATGAGAGACAGTCAGAATACCTGGCACCTGTTCTGCTACGACACCAGGAAGGGCATCTGGATGCACGAGGACAACCTGCACGTCAGGGAGTTTGCACAGTGGGGTGATGAGCTGTACGCGCTGGTGGACAACAGGATCGTGGCACTGAACGGGACAGAGGGCACGCCGGAGGAGGCCGTCGAGTGGCGGGCGGAATCCGGCATCCTGTACTACCGATATCCGGACAAGAAATATGTATCCCGCTACAACGTGCGGCTGAACATGGAGCGGGGCGCGAAGATGCAGATCTTCATTGAGTACGACTCCAGCGGGCTGTGGGAGTATTCCGGCAGGGTGGAAATCCCGAACACCGGAACCTGCACGATCCCGATCCGGCCGAAGCGCTGCGACCACATGCGGCTGCGGCTGGAGGGCAAGGGTGACGTTAGGATCTTCAGCATTGCAAGAGTACTGGAACAGGGGAGTGACGTGTAGTGTTTAACGAGAAACCGCCGATGCTGGGCGGCGATATGAGGAAAGACCTCATCGCGCTGCGCGACTATCTGTTCCGCATGGCCAGGGGCCTGGAAGAGGTCTCGACGGCAGGCATGCCGGGGTCCAACGTCAAGGTGGTCGGATATGACGCGGCAGGGCGGCAGATGATCACAGGCGGCGGAGGCGATGCCAGCAGCAAGGACGTCGACGAGATCCGCAAGAACGCGGAAGAGCTGAAGTCCATGATCATCAAGTCTGCCGAGAACATGCAGAGGCAGATTGACGAGATCGATCTTACGACCTTTTACGTCAAGTACGCGGACGACTTCTCCGGAAGCTATCCGGCGAGCATGTACAACACCCCGACGGCGACGACGGTTTACATGGGGGTCTGCACCTCGACCAGCCAGTCAGCACCGACAGACCCAAGCGTCTATACCTGGAGCCGCGTGAAGGGGAACACCGGAGAACAGGGACCACAGGGAATCCAGGGACCGGCGGGCGCGAATGGCCAGACGACGTATCTGCATATCAAATATTCCGATGACGGGGAGACCTTCACGGGAAACGACGGGGAAGATCTCGGCGCCTTCATCGGGATGTACACGGACTACACCGCGGCGGACAGCACGACTTTTTCGGACTACACGTGGCACCGGTTCGCAGACGACACGGAGCTGCGGGCGCTGATCACAGACGGAGACAACACAGTCATTCGCTATGTGGACAGCAAGAGCGAAGAGTACAACAGCTTGTATGTGGCCAGGAGCGAGTATGGCACCTTCACGGAGACGATCAACAACAGGATCGAGACCGGAGCCAGAGGCGTCGTTGAGAGCTACAACTACGGCAGTGCGATTGAAAGCCTGCAGGCGGACATCGACCTGGTACAGGCGTATTTCACAAACGTATCCGGCGAAATCCGAAGGGGAATTGTGCTGGACCCGACGACAAACCAGTACGTGACCGGGATCGCGATCTCCCAGAACCTGCGGTTCTCCGGAGAATGCGGACCGTCGGATGCGAACAACCCGGGCGACGGCTACACCTATTACTACCTGACGAGCGGGCAGACCTTCGGCTTGTACACGAGTACGGGCTGGCAGTTCTGGATCGACGGGTACAAGAGAGGATACTTCAACTCGGAAGACGGCATGCTGCACGTGACGGTCATTTACGTCGAGGAAAAGATCGTGCACGGCGGAGACTGGGAAACAAAAACAAGCAGGAGCGGAAGCAGAAAAATCTTTGAGCTGACCTGCATCGGAGGATAGAAGCATGAGTACGGCATCATTAAGAGCGCCAACCGGGGTTAATGGAGCGGGCGGCGTTTACCATCGGACCTGTACGGACGGTGCGAATGTCTGGTATGTCGCAAACGCAGATGGGTCGACCGGCGAATCGTGGGTGAGCTTCACCAGCACCTATGAGCTGTTTGGCCTCTTTCTGGACCTGAGCACGAACGAGAAAATGACGTCGCTCAGTCTGCAGCTGCCGTTCGTGATGGGCAACGGGTTACGTCCAGATTATGAGCGGGCGCAGAGCGTCACGTTCTACGCATTCCTGTATGATTCTGCGCATGGAAGCGAGTCGTCGCTGCCGAGCAATCCACTGTCCTCGTGCGTCGTGACGCAGACTATTAACCTGTACTCCAGCGGGAGCAGCTATGTGACCTTCAATTTTACCGGGCTGAACCTGGATACACAGAGCCGGACTCCCTGCGACTTTTATATCTGGTTCAAGACGAACATCGCACCGAGTGCATATAACCAATGCTATTGCGCACTGAAGCACTCGTGGAACAAGACCGAGACCGTGACGGGGACCTTCGAGACAAAGGCACCGACGCTGACGTTCGGAGCGACGACGTATTCGACAGATGATACCTATATTCGCCTGCGGATGACCGGGGTGACGGCCGGGGACACAATCCGAATCAAATATGGCAGCACGGAACTGGCGAGCATGACGGCCACGGAGGCAATCACGGAATGGGCAATTCCCGGAAGCAGTGCAAAACAGTGGTTCACGACGGCGGGCGTCACAACCCTGCCGAGCATGACGGTCACGGCAAGCATCGACGGGTATGCGACCATCACGGCAAGCTGTACGCTGACAGCTGGCAGCAACATGAAGCCGACGGTCGCATCGCCGGATGCGAGCATCGTGCAGACGGGAGATGCGGCGACGTACTTTCCGGACACCTATATCGCAGGGATCTCCAAAGCGAAGATCAGTGCCCAGGTGACAGCAGGAAGCAACGCGGAGATCCGGACGGTAACGCTGAGCTATGGCACAACGAGTGTGCCGATGGTTTACAACAGCGAGACCGGAAAATATGAAGCGACGACATCGGAACCGGTTACGGG